GGCAGTGCAACGGTGGAAGCCTACGACAGTGCAACGGTGAAAGCCTACAACAGTGCAACGGTGGAAGCCTACGACAGTGCAACGGTGGAAGCCTACGACAGTGCAACGGTGAAAGCCTACAACAGTGCAACGGTGGAAGCCTGCGGCAGTGCAACGGTGGAAGCCTATGAAAACTCCTATGTAGAAGATTGTACGGGTAATATTAGACCGGAATCTGATTACGCAATAGTCAAAGATTACCACAACCATAAGATATATATCAAAAAAGGAAAATTTAAGATTATAGAGATTGATTAATTCTATAAAACCATTAGCCATGAGTAAGCAATGTAATAGCGTCCTGGTAACCGCTCCGGATTTCGGAACCGGACGGGAAGTAATCGGTGAGTTTACCGGTTATGATTGCGGATACTGCCATGGCAATGGTTGGCTATGGAATCCGGAAATCATCCATGAGCGGATAAAGATACCTTGCCCGAAATGCGGCGGAACTGGCAAAGTGAAAGCCTCTGTTGTGGTAAACTGGATACCCGACGGGAATATAAAACCTTTTTAAAACGAGATATGAAAACATTAAGAAAATTGCAGATTGTAGCTACTACCATAGGATTAATATATGGTTTTTGGCTTGGTGCTAATATCGATGCTTCCGGCAGAGATATACGGAGTGCATGGGTAATAATCGTTCTCTCTCTGATTATCGCAGTGTCATTAAGTGTCGGTAAGAAGATAAAGTTTGATGACAATAATTTATAATCTCAAAATAATATGACTATGAGTAAGGTTTGGTTTAGAGCTAAAATCCGTTATGAAAAAACAGCAGAAAACGGCATGAATAAACGTGTCTCCGAGAATTATTTGGTAGATGCACTTAGCTTTACGGAAGCGGAAGCGCGTATCATCGGAGAGGTAACACCGTTTATTTCCGGTGAATTTACCGTGACTGATTTAAAACGGGAAAATATATCCGAATTGTTCAGCTCCGAAGCGGATAAGGATGATAAATGGTACAAAATCAAAGTTGCGTTTGTCACGTTGGATGAAAAGTCAGGAAAGGAGCGTAAGTCTTATTCTTACATACTTGTGCAAAGTTCTGATACAGCCAGCGCTGAAAAGATGCTGCATGAGAGAATGAAGGGCACGCTTTCCAATTACGAAGTAATGAAAGTGGAGGAAACCAATATAATAGATGTTTACCCGTATAAGCTGGATGCCGAAACGGATGAAACAAGATGATTGAATTCTCTGGTCCGTGAGGATAGGGGGCGGCTGTTAGTTTATAGAAAAACTCCGGTGTAATGGTTACTTTTCGTTTAGGTTGTTTCCGGAAAGCAGGTGTCGTAATCTGCACAGCCACTATTGCTTATCATTAACCAAACGCCCTCTACTCGCGTAGAAGTCCCGTGAAAGGTTCGGGTTAAGTAATTTAATTTCAGCTAACAGTTAACTATCCCGGTGTGGCTTGACCGCCTATCCGGGAGCAAATGAATAATTCATTAATCAGTGGGAATTATGGAAAACCAAACTTTCAAAGAAGCTATCAAGAGTTATCTTGATGAACGTGCCAGGACTGACGAACTGTTCGCCAAGTCCTACGCAAAAGAAAACAAAAATCTGGACGAATGCTGTTCCTACATCATGGGTGAGGCCCGGAAGCGCGGAAATGCCGTTGCTATGTCCGACACTGAAGTTTTTGGTATGGCCGTACACTATTACGACGAGGACGACATCAAAGTCAACAAACTACCTTCCGGCACAAGAGCTGTAGCTTCCACTTCACCCCAACCGGCGAAGCTGACCGAAGAAGATATACAAAGGGCTCGTGAGGAAGCGATTAAACGTCTTACCGAAGAGCAATATGTTTTGCTGAAGAAAAAGTCGTCACGAGGAAAGAAAGAAGCAACGGAAGTTCAACAGATGTCACTGTTCTAAGCCATGAAACCGCGTACTAAATTACAAAAGGAAGTTGCCGAGCTGAGTGCAAAGTTGGGTGAAATCTCCGACTCTCCCAAGAATTGGGCGAAAGAACATCTGTTTTCTCATACAGCGTATAAATGCAAGGATGAACTTTGGTGTTCGGAATGTGGTAAGATATGGATAAACACCGATAATAGCGAATTGAGTGCTATCCTTTTGGGTGATAAGACCGAATGCCCCTATTGTCACCACAAACTGGACGTAAAGGTAAGTCGGAAAAGCCAGAATAGAGAGGAAATCTACATGGACATACTGCAAGTTGTTGGTAACTTCCAAGTCATACGTCATATCCTGTGCTGCAAGTATTCTTGCAAAAGCGGTTTTCGTGAGCATCTGACATCAAATCTTTATTACCATTTCTTTGAGACCGTTCAGGAATGGATTACGGTTAATGGCAAACGTACCATTATCGCCAGGCCTATGAATATGGGTGGCAATGGATGGTTGTATAGTGAGCCTTTGAGTATAAAGAACGAATACGATAGCGGTTATTACAGTTATGGAGATGTATACTCTATTCATGGGTGGTTGTATCGCAAGATAGAGCTTCTCCCGGAATTAAAGAAACGCGGTATAGGCCGGAATTTTCCCGATGTTAATCCGTCGAGGCTTATACGATCGCTCTTAACCGGTAACAATGATGCCGAACTCTGTTTGAAAACAAAGCAGATGGCAATGCTTAAGCACATGGCTAAAGATGGGTATTATCAGCTTCGGTACAAACCATCTTTCAATATCTGTAACCGTAATCATTACATCATCAAGGATGCCAGTATGTGGAATGACTATATCGACCTGCTGCTCTATTTCAAGAAAGATGTACGTAATGCCAAATATGTCTGTCCTAAGAACCTAAAGGCCGAGCATGATTTGCTGATGAATAAGAAAAGGAGCATTGAAGCAAAGCTTCGCAGGGATAGGGAAAGACGGGAAGCAATCCGTCGTAAAAAGGAATGTAGAGAGAACATCATTCAGTTCTACAAGAGAATGGAGAAGTTCTTCGGTTTGGAGATTACGGACGGAAGTATTACTATCCGTCCATTGGAAAGTATAACCCAGTTCTACCAAGAGGGCAAGGCAATGCACCATTGCGTATATACGAATGAGTATTACAAGCGTAAAGATTGCCTTATTCTTTCGGCCCGTATCGGGGAAAAACGTATAGAGACAATAGAACTGTCCCTAAAAACTCTTGAAGTAGTGCAATCGCGTGGTGCATGTAATCAGAATACAGAATACCATAAGCGTATCATTGAACTTGTCAAAAAGAACATAGGTTTAATCCGTAATAAATTATCAGCATAAGCCATGAATATCCATCAGACAGTCCCCCGCTCCGATTGCACCTCTTTCGCCAAATGTGACAAGTATTCCCTTGCCTATTGCCGGAAGTACGGTGCATCCGAATGCGGCCCGTGCGAGATAGTGAAACGGAAACCGAGGAACCGGGTGATGGTGGACGGGTAGAACGCAAGGTGTGCAGCCGCTGCAAAAGACCGCTTTTACTATCCTGCTTCTATGACAGGACAATCTATCGCAACGGAAAGGCGTATCACATCAAGACATCATGGTGCAAGATGTGTGTTTCGGAAGACAATCGGGAACGGAATAAAAGAAAGGAAAACAAATGAATATAAAGAAAATAAAGGAACATAACCCTCAATCCTTTTTAGACGATTTGAAACGGGTAAGAGAAATCATGGTCTATACAGCGCATACCAACTCTTACTATAAGATTCTTAAACACGAATTGTTGAGAGATGCGGAAGAGAAAGCCATCACGTACTATATAACGGATTCTATATTCGCCAGAAAGCGTGATGTCATGGTAATAATTTAATCGAGAAGATATGAAACAGACAGTAGAAGAAGCAGCCCGCACTCATTGGAGTGAAAGTACATATAATAAAGATGCAGAGCTTGCCTATGATGAAAGAGACGATAGATGGTGTGAATTAGTTAGTAGAAATATATGAGTAAAAAGAAAATATACATAAGCCTTCCGATAACCGGTCAACCCATAGTTGAGGCCAGAAAGAAAGCGCAAGCGGTAAAGACTGAAATGTCAAAAAGAGGGTATAATGTGATTACTCCATTTGATGTATGTCCGGAAAAGAATATGCCTTATTCCTACTACATGGGGAAAGATATAATGGCATTGCTTGAATGTAATGCTGTATACTTCATTCGTGGTTGGGAAAAGAGCCGAGGCTGTCTATTGGAATATTCAGCGGCTAAGATTTATGGTAAGGAAATGATGTTTGAAAAGTAAATAAGAATGATGTGGAGAAAAAGCAAAATAAAGCCCAAGAAAAACTCTTTAAAATCCAAGTTGGATAAGGTGTTTAGTCAATATATCCGTTTGCGTGATATGCTTCCGGGAACCACCCTATTTAAATGCATCAGTTGTGGGAATATATATCCGATAACTAAAGCTGATTGCGGCCATTATATAAATCGGTCGCATATGTCTACCCGATTTTCGGAAGTGAATTGTAATGCCCAATGTAGAGATTGTAATCGCTTTGATGAGGGCAATATGTCGGGTTATAGGCAAGGATTGATTAGAAAGTACGGCGAGCAACAAACCATTCTTTTAGAGGCTTCAAAAAACGACATTCGTAAATACAGTGATTTTGAATACGAGGCGTTGATTGAGCATTATAAAAAGGAAATAAACCGCATGTTAAAAGAAAGAGGATTAAAAATAGGATGTTTGACAAAATCATCATAAAAGCCCGGATTAATATAGAAGACACGGAAACCATTGTGTTGCGGAATTATCTTGAACAATGTGCTGAAGGTGATGAAGTGTATTATAAATCCACGGCTTACGCTAATTTCGACGGTTGTTTCATTGAAGTACGAGGTGATAGATTGAAATGCAAGTGCTCTATAAATAAGCTCTACAGTAAGGGTAAGACAGGTAAATTGGATAATAGTAGACCTATGACATTCGCCATTGCTGTAAGAACGATAAAAGAGCTTTTAATGAAGTTGTGTGTAAGGGCAGAGGATGCTATAGTCACCTATTACGAAATAGGCCTTACGATGAGGCTATCACATTCTGCTGATGAGTATATACGTATGGTAGAAGATATAGCAGATCGCGTGTTGTGGAACGATGCTAATTTCCCGGCCATGCGCCAGAAAACAACCGAGAAGAGCAAATACTTCCGTAAGGTTATGAAGATATACGATAAGACCTTTGAGGCCGGGGAAAAAGGACGGAATGTGGGAAGCAATATTCTTCGTATAGAAACAGTGTACAGACATCAGAATGTACCGTTATTGGAATTGATGGATAATCTGTTTTTAGGGAAGATTGGCCGGATATTTTATAAGGATTGGAGCGAACTACGTTTTGCCCGTGAACTGTCGGCTGTAAAAGGGGTAAAGATTTCACAACTTGAAAAAGCGCGTGAAATCAATCGCATTGGTGTATCCCGCTATAAGGAGAGATACAAGAAGATGTATGCGGCCGGAAAACTGACAAAAAAACAATGGGAAACCATGCGAACCTTTGCCAACAATTGGCACAAGGAAAAGGAAAAATATATCGAGGAGGTAAGCGATATGGAACGAGAATTCAAAGATAAGCTTCTTGCGTATTTCCAGATAGGGCATATTACGCCTTTGAAGAGAAAAAGATAATATGTTGAATATCAGTGATTTATATAAAATACAAAACGCACCTTATGGTGCATTTGTAAATTGCTGTAAATCAAATGTTTAAAAATAAAAAGATAAGAAATTAACTATTTATGGCAACTTGTCCTATACTGTCCGTAGGGCAGTCGGTAAGACTTAAAGGACAGTTTATTTAATAACTTAAAAAAGAAAGATTATGAGATGTGAGATTGACGGCATAATAACAGCGGAATTGCCAACAGTTAACGGAGTGACGAATAGCGGTAAGTCGTTTGAAAAAAGAGAATATATAATTCAGGATACGGATAAATATCACAAGTATATGAAGTTTTGCATGATTAGCTTTGATGGTCCGATAGAACAGCCCTTGCAGGTGGGTGAGCACGTGCAGGTAAGGCTTACAGTAGAGGCTCGGGAAAGTAAAGGGAAATGGTTTAATGATGTCAAAGCTTACAATGTGATTCGTGTATGAGAGTTAGGTTTTGCTGGTATACCAGGAATCCGAATATAATCCAGCGTATTAGTGCAAGATTCAAAGTAAGTGGAATGACAATTAACCGCGAATCTACAGTAGCTTTAAATGATGAAGAGTTTGAGTTGTTGAAAGGGTGTGAGAATAAAGGTTATGTTCAGATAAGAGAGGTAGTTAAATGAAAGGTTAGGAATGAGTAAGAGTAGAGAGCATTTAAAGTTTATAAGCATTCAGTCGAAGGTGTCACCGCAAACGGCTGACAGGATAGATAAGATAGTGAAGCGTGGCAAGTTCGGGAGCCGGTACGAATTGATACAATATGTTTTGTCTGCATTCCTGAAGGTGGCGGACGGAGAAGGTGATAGTGATGAAGCGAGTGAAGAATTACGGGAGTTTGTAAAGATGTTCGCAGGCTGGGAGAATAAGAAGAGCAGGATAATAACAACCAAGCCGGGCGGCAATCGTGAACTAAGATTGACTGACAGCATCAATATCTTCAGTGAGGTAGGAAAGAAGGGACATGTATGTAAGAGGCTACGAATATCGGGCGATGAAACCCGTATATCGGTGAGTAATGAGGGGGCGGTCGAAGAGGTAATAAAGAAGTTATTCCCGGAAATGAGGGATAGATTTGAGCGTATCGGCCGTAATATAGGAGAGGATAGCTTGGTAAGGATAATAGATGAGTTGTTAAATTTGGGAGAAGAGCGGTTCTGTTCGGAAGATAAGGTTGTAGAATACATTGGAATAGAATACGGTAATGTCCCTAAAAAGAAGAAAAGCCAAACGATAAGTAAGTATGAGCAAGGATAGAAATTATACAAAAATGATACAGTCAAAGCAATGGAAGGAGCTGAGAATCGATAAAATGAAAAACAATCCGCTGTGTGAAGATTGCTACGAGAATGAAATCATAGAGCCGGCAACAGAAGTACATCATGTTATCCCTGTTGAAAGCGCGCTTAGTTTGGATGAGATGAAACGATTGATGTTCTCGTATGATAACTTAAGAGCCTTATGTCATTCCTGCCATATGGAAGCGCATAAGGCGATGAAGTCGCATAGTAGAGAGGAAGTGAGACGTAACACGGATAGGAAGAACGAGAGGTTTAAATCTCGCTTCTTGTGAAGAGAGGGGGGAGTGTTTTTTTATTTGCCGCCATTGACTCAAATCCACTGCCCCTATCCCGAGAAAAATTTTTGTTCTGGAAATTTTGCTGTGGGGGTAAAGCTCCGGAAAAAATGAGGTTCCAAAAAATGGGCGGGTAAATGAATTTGTAGGTAGTATTAAAAAGTTTAACATTATGAAGAGGAAAAAGGAAGAAAACGAGAAATTGATAGACAATATCAAAACGCATGTAAGGCGGGTGTTGATGAAGCAAGGAAAGTATAGTCCGGAAATGAGCTATCAAATAGAACTGCTGGCTTCCGATTTGCTGGTCTTTAGAAAAATAAGAAACATGGTGTTAGACGAAGAGCAGAAGCCGACGATAGTAGAGATAACCAGGGAAAAGGAAGAGAGGATAAGAGAAAACCCGATTTATAATCTGATGGCAAAGTTTGCGGATAGGGTTCGGAAAGATTTGCGGTCATTAAAGATGAATAAGGAGCTTCCGAATAATGAGGATGAAGGCGGGGCGGAAAAAGAAGAGGACGCGTTACGGGAGTTAATGGATAAGTTGAAAGAAGAGGAAGAGTAAGACGAGGAGATATAGGGATTGATTCATGGATGTAGCTACGCGGGAATACAAGGATATACAAATTGAAAATCTGCGACGGGTGGACGTTGAACGGTATCAGCTTGATACTATAGATGTCCGCCTTTTGTCGTATATATCCGGCGTGCGAGATAATCCGGAGAAACATAACCTTTACGAGATATTGGCCGTTTTGAAGTTCTTCCGCCTGATGGATAGGTATGTATTCCGCGCTTCTAAAGTAAGACGCTTTGCCAAGCTGTATGAAAGTTTGAAGTTCTCCGGAATGGATGGCCGGCGATGTTACAAGCTCACGCCTATTCAGTATTTTCAGTTTGCCTCTATGTTGGGTTTTTATAAGTGGGAAGATGTAGGGGATGCTACGGGTATGGAAGATGAAGAAACTGGAATATCCAAAAAAATAGAAAACGGCAGAAGATACGAGTTGAGGCGTTTAGTGAGAGAAGCTATACTGTTTGTTCCTCGTAAATTTTCCAAAACAACCAGTACTGCATCTCTTGCGGTTAATGAATTGTTGTTCGGTGATGTGAATGCACAGGCTTATACGGCTGCGAATTCGTACAAGCAGGCGGAAATATGCTTCAAGGAGATAAGCAAGATAATACGGCAGCTTGATCCGAAGGGGAAATACTTCAAGTCGAAACGCGAAATGCTTCATTGGAAAAAGAATGAGTTTGAAAAGGAAAGTTTTGTAGAATGTCTGACCGGTGGCGGAGATACTAAGGACGGTCTTAATGCCTCTCTTGTTATTTTCGATGAGTACGCGCAGGCCAAATATGTGCGCGGTCATTCTGATGGCGCGGAGCTGTTGCAAGTGTTAACCTCTTCGATGGGTATAAGGCGGGAGCCGTTAACGGTTATTATTACTACCGCAAGCCGCGTGGAAGATGGCCCGTTCTCAATAGAGCTGGAGAATGCCAAGCGGGTGCTCGAAGGCGATTATGAAAACGATAGGCAGTTTGCTTCTATATTCATGCCTGATGCTTGGGAAATGACGGATGAGGAAATGGGGAAGCCGGAAGTATGGCATAAGTGCAACCCGCACATAGGGATAACCGTGCAGGAAAGCTATTATCGTGAACGATGGGATAAAGCGCAGCATGATGCTGAGGCTATGATGGAATTTAAAACCAAGTTGCTTAATATCTTTGTTTCGGGTGGTGTAAAGGATTGGATGCCGCAGCAGTTATGCCGGTCTTTAACTGTAGATTTCAACATAGACGACATAGAAGGAAGACCGGAAGCTATGGCGGCCATGGACTTATCCGTAAGCGATGACTTCTCTGTGGTTGTATATAATATCTATTCACGTGCACAACGTAAGTTTTATTTGTGGCTTGACTGTTATATTCCTCAGTTAACATTGGAAACCCATGCGAATAAGGAACTTTATAAATATTGGGTTAAGGCGGGTTTTATGAAGGTTTGTCCGGGAGCTGTGATAGATGATAGAATGATTGTAGAGGATATATTACAGAGAAATCATAAACTTACCATCCTGCAAATCGGGTATGACGCATACAAAAGTGATGAAATAAAGAACTCGTTGGCCGCTGCCATTTCATCCACCGGCACAAACCCGGATAGTATATTGCGGGCTGTTCCGCAGACCTACGGCGCCTTCACGTCACCCGTCGAAACCTTTGAAATGGCGGCAAAGCGTAATCCGGCCGGCGTTGCGTTGGCTAATAATCCGATATTACCGTATTGTTTTGGAAACTGTTATCTGGATGAAGATAAGATGTGCAATAAAAAGCCGTTAAAGAGAAAGGATAATTTGAAGATAGATGCGGCCGTTGCAAGCCTTATGACCTTTTGGCTATATAATAATTATGAGCGATAGGTAGCCTAAAACATATTTCTGCCGGTATTATAAAAGGCAGTAATAATGAGCATAATAAATTGGTTTAGACGCGAAGTAAGTAGTGGCGTTATCGGTTCAGATAAGTCTGTAAATAAGGGAGATTACAAGCAAAATGTGGTATGGGTTAACAGCTCGGAAGCGGCAATGAAAATTGCAGCCGTGTATCGTGCTGTAAATCTTATATCAAGTGCTGTCGCTTCATTGACTTTGGAATACAAGAGAAAGGATTACGCAAAGGGTTATTTCAAGCTATATGATACCGGAGAGGGCGCTTCAATGAATTACATGTTATCCATGCGCCCAAATGAACGAATGAACAGCTTTACGTTCTTTAAGAACATGGTATCGATGATTCTATTGCGTGGAAATGCCTATGTAGTAATCAAGCGTGATAGCAGGTATAATCCGACTGGTATGTATCTATGTGCCCCGGGATGCGTGGCATACGATGTGTATTCAAACAAATACACAATATCGGATATGATAAACGGGATTTCAGGCGTGTACAGCGCAGATGATATTATCCATCTGAAAAACGTCTGTCGTGATGGCGGTTACGAAGGACTAAGTACTATCCACTATGCTGCGTTGACATTGGGAATAGCGTCAACGGCTAATAATGAAACTTTGAAACGGTTTGCCACAGGTGGCCGGATAAAGGCGATATTGCAGAATAATAAGGTAACAAGGGGATTTGGTGAGTACCAGGATAAACAATTGCAGGGGCTTAGTCAGGATATACAGGAAGATTTGAACTCCGGTGCCGATGTTATACTCGTCAAGGGAGACGGTACATTAACCCCTATAAGCATGAGTTCTGCGGATATGCAATTTCTTGAAAACATTAAATTTACGCTGCGAGAAATAGCCCGCTTTTTCAACGTTCCGCCTTCTAAATTAATGGATGATAGTAACGCCAACTATAAGAGCGTGGAAGTAAGTAACATAGCTTTCTATGCTGAGGCTTTGCAGCCGATTGTAACAGAGATAGAACGTGAATTCGCTTCTAAGCTTATTCCCCGTGCCATGTGGATGGACTATAAATTTAGATTCAATCTCAGCAGCCTTTACGCGCTTGATTTGGATAGTAAGGCTAAATGGGATAAGGCAAGATTGGACAACGGGCAGGCTACTGTGAACGATATACGCAGGGAGAATGACAACGCCCCGGTAGATAAAGGGGATGAAGTATATCTGAGTGTAAATCTTGCGCCTCTTGGCAGCGAGAAACTAAGCGGAAGCACTGGTAGTGCTCCATCTGATAAAAAAGAAGAGAACGTATAAACCGGATAGAGTATGGAAAAATTAAAGGTTGTAACATTGGATGAGTTGAAAAAACAGATGCGGGTTGATTTTGAAGATGAGGATGATATAATCTCTTTATATGGCGTTGCCGCCGAAGATGCAATCATTCATGGTACGGAAAGAACGTTAAACGAATTAAATGCGATCGGATATGAGGAACAGGAAGGAAAGCCAGCAGAAGATACGGAGATAGGAAAGGAATATTTTCCGAAAAGGTTGAAGCTGGCAATCCTTATTCTGGCGGCTCATAACTACAGAAACCGGGAACCGGTCGCCGCCGTGGCACAAAATTCCGTTCCGTTTTCCATTGAAGTTTACACAAAACCGTATAGGAAATTATCAAATAGGGGAGAAAACGTATGTTGACAGCCGGAAGTTTGAAGGACCGCGTAACCATATTGGCTCCTGTGCTAGAACGCGGAGAGATGTTCGGAGAACAGACAATAGCGTATGTGGATGTAAAAACCGTATGGGCTAAGGTTGACTACAGAAAGGGTTCTCTAATGCTGACTGCCGGTGAATCGTGGATGAATAATGAGATAGGTGTAACGATGAGGTATAATAGTGTAATGTCTGACCGTTGTCGGTTAAGATGGGATGGGAAAATGTATGAAGTAGAAAGCCTGAACGGAAGCCGGACGGATGGAAGCATGGTGATTATAGCAACCCGGATAGATGAAGGCAGCGGTGTAGAGGAAGAATAATGAGTAACCTATTTCCATTGTAGGAAAGTATTATGAAAAGGTTCTTTTTAAAAGACTGGTAAGACAGACTAATACGAAAAAGACAATATGAAAGAAACAGAAGAAGTTAAAAGAGAGGTTCGAAGCTACGTAGGAGACCGTTTCCAGCCACGTTTGCGGGAAGAGGTCGAAGAAGGTGGTAACAGACGCACAATCGAAGGTTATGCAATTGTTTTCGGCGTGCGCAGTCGTTTGCTGGCTGACTATTGGGAAAACTATTACGAGGTGATAGAGCCGGGAGCAATTACGGAGGACCAGCTTCGTGAGATGGATATTAAAATGACGATGTGGCATAACCGGGAAAAGTTGTTAGCCCGTAGTAATAAGGGCGAGGGAACATTGAAGTTGTCCGTAGATGAGATTGGTGTTAAGTATGAATTTGAAGCGCCTGATACGGCGGACGGGAACAATGCGTTGGAGCTTGTGAAGCGTGGAGACTTGGCCGGCAGTTCATTTACTTTTTGGAGCGATGAACGGAGTAGTGTTCGATACACTACCGATGATGAAGACATTCTGACCCGTCACGTTGAACGTATTGATAGGGTATTTGAAATGACAATCGCAAGCGACCCCGCATATACGGAAACGAGCGTTACAGCCCGTGAAGTTGAGGCCGCCGGCGTGAAACTCCATAAGAACGAAGTAGACAGACCGTTACCTGCTTCTTTCAGAAAAAGGGAATTGAAATGCCTGCAAAGGAAATACATATTACATTAATAAACTTTATTTTATGAAAACAGAAAAGAAGACTGTACAGGATTTAATCACAGAAAGAGGTGGTTTAATCAACAAGAGAGAGGGATTAAGCGTTAAGATGAACGAGATTATCGATAAGGCTTCTGCCGAAAAGCGGGATTTCACTCCGGAAGAGGAAGCCAAATATAAGTCTCTTGAACGGGAATTTGAGCAAGCGTCCAGAGATATTGCCATGAACAATGATTTGTTGTTTGCGAGCAAAAACGGCTTTGTAGAAAACAAGAGCAAAAACGCGATGTTCCGTGAATTCTTGCAGGAGGTTAAGGGCAAGCGTTCCAGTAGTGAATGTATTTTGCAGCGTGAATTCACCGGTTTGGATACGGCAGCCATTGCCAGCGGCGGCATGATTCCGTTGACGATAAAAGACGTGCTTCCGCCGCTGGAAATGGGTTTGATTTTTGATAAGGTGGGAATCCCTGTACAAACGGGTGTAACCGGTGATATACAATGGCCTGTGCTTGGTTCTGTTGAGGCGGAAATCAAAGGTGAAACAGAAGCGTTGACCGACCAGGACATCGACCTAAGTAAAATCAATGCGAAACATGTTCGTTTGGGTATCTCTATAAAAATATCCAACCAGGCTATCAACGATTCATATACTGATCTGGTTTCTTTGGTTCAGTCTCAAATCAGAGCCGGTTTGAACAGAACATTAAACCGTGTAATCTTCTCCCATCAGAATTTTACAAGCGACCTTCACGGGCCGTTTGCCAGTGCAAAAGCTTCAGGTGCATTTGCCGGTGCAACTCCTACCTACAAGGAATTGCTTGAGATGAAAGGCAAAATTGCATCTACGGGTGTGGAAATGATTGGGTTCTGCTACATTATGAGCGAAGCGATGAAAGCTGCTTTAGAGGCTACCCCGGTTGATGCCGGTAGCGGTAGAATGATAATCGAGAATGGCGCTATTGCCGGCTATCCCGTATTCTGTACCGAGTACATCAACTACGGTTCCAGTAAGGAAAAAGCCGATGTTGAATATGTAGCCGCTGGATGTTTCGGTTATCTGCCGACAAATCAGCATGGAGAGGTGCGCATGATATTCGACCCGTACACGCAGGCCAAGAACGATGTAATCGTTATTACAATGAATGCCGACTGGAGTATTACAACTCTTAGGAAAGAAGCATTTGCATTGTATAAAACCGCAGGCGCATAATGTCTATTGTTGTTTTAAGTTTATAATTATGGTTTCCAGAGGGGGCGGAGTGGTGACATTGCGCCCCTTTTTACATTAAAAACAAGTCTATGAATATAATTACCCGTTTGATAATGGATTCCGCTCAGTATAGCGGTGGTTTGGAGAAAGCGCAGAAAAGCCTGGATAAGTATGTAGAAAAGAATATGACATTGGAAGGTGTCGCAAAAAAAGTAGGTAGCGCTATTGGTAAAATATCTGTGGGAATAGGTGCTGCCACAACGGCCGGTGCAGCATTTAATAAGTTTATGGAATCCAGCCAGGCTAAAGGGGATGCTATGGCGGAAACAATGGAAGCTGCGAGGGCTACAATAGACCAGTTCTTTTATGCGCTTGGAGCTGGGGAGTTTAATACATTTCTAAATGGGTTAGATGAAATAATAAGCAAGTCTGTTGCTGCTCAACGGGCGATAGACCAGCTCGGAAATACACGAATGAGCCACGGGGTCAGGTCTTCAATGAATGAAGCAGAAATTCAAGAAGCGCAATATATTGCCAAAAATAAATTTGCTCCATTAGAGGAAAGAATTGCTGCTTTTGAAAAATGGGCCAATGCACTAAAAAAGCAAGAGGGTATTAATAAGACATTAGGTTCGGATTTAGCAACCGCTTTAACGGCGCAGATAGAAAAAGAAATAGGTAATAGTAATATAAAGGTTTCTGTAGAAGAGGCGTTAGAAGGATTTGATATAGATTTGATAAATCCGGATGAGGGTAAGAGAGACCAAACGAAAGAAAGGATAAGAAGATTATACGGCCAATATGTATCATCGAGGGAGAGTTTGGAATCTGAACGGCGGAGTACTTCATCAGAGGGTAGGCGTCGAGGAATTGATATTCAAATTGCGGAACTCGAAAAAGTATATAGGAAAGAGATTATAGCTAATGCTATGCTAAACAAGTATAAGGATGAAGAATTACAAGGTATCGGAAATCTTATCATAGAGCAGCAAAGACTTATATCTTCTCTTAAATCAATGAGCAGGGAATATAACGAAACTGCTACAGAATTTAATAATAGCAATAAGGGAGTGAAGGGATTTACTCCGGTCGAAAGCCTTGAAGGTTATAAGGTATATACAGGCTCCGGAACAGGCAGCGCAGGTGTAGGCGCTGGCAATAAAAAGGAATTGGGTGTAGAAGTGGGGTATGTTGAGAGGGATTTAAAGATAAAGACCGCCATAGAAAGAACTTCCGACAATAAGTTGAGTGATGAGATATTCAAGGCTATCCAGGGTGATAAGAAACTTCCCGTTTTGATGCAGCCCGTTCAGGAACTTATCGAAGGTGGAATGAACGAAGGACCGGAAGAAGTGGAAGACCCTGCGCTCGAGGGACTGCGCGACCGTATAGGCATGTACGATACGATTCAACAAAAGATAGCATCTTACAAGGATATGCTTAAATACGCCAACGAAGAGGAAGCCGGCTATATTCAATCACAAATTGCAATGTGGGAAGAATATGCTAACAAAATAGGTTCGACAGCGAAAGAAGGTGATGATTTAAGTGCAATAACGGGTGCTATCGGTCAGATTGGGGGTGCTCTATCTTCTACCGGTAATGATTGGCTGTCATATATAGGGAATTCGATGTCGGCCGTAGCGCAAATGATTCAAGTGATACAGGCTCTAACAAGTGCTAAAAGCGCCGCTGCTATCGCGGAACAGGCGACCTTACCGTTTCCTGAAAACTTGGCAGCTATCGCTAGTACGATAGCCGCCCTCACAAGCGCTATGTCTAGCATTAGCTCCATAGGCAACTTTGCTGAAGGTGGTATTGTAGGCGGAACCAACTATCAGGATGGTATCACTGCCCGTGTCAGCAGTGGTGAAATGTTCATTAACCAGGCGGACCAGAAAAAGCTGTATGATTCCATTCATTCCGGTAATCTTGGCGGCGGTAACGGGCGCGCAGTGGTTACCGGTGAGCAAATTGTGATAGCGGCCAACAACTGGGGAAAGAGAACGGGCCGCGGTGAACTGTTATTCTCTAAATAAAAACGGATATGGGATATTATAAAAACGCCGCAATGTCGGGATATAGAGTAAGAAACTCCCTTGTAGAACTTGATGCGACCGGTTCATTGGGTATGTTGAAACGGTTACGTTATGATGAAATCATAGAGAGGAAACAGATACGGAAAGAAGTGCGTGAGGTGTTACGTCCGGTTCAAAAGACCGTCCAAAATGCGGCAAAGGGAGCGATGAGGAGCGACCCCAGAAAGGCCTATTTGGGCGTTAAGCTTTCTGTGTATGGCCGAAAAGCGGTAGGTGGTAGTGTGTCATTGTTGAATCAGAAAAGTACAGGTAGGGTAACGAAATACAGTAAACCAAGAGGCGGGGCAAGTGGCATTACTCGAAATCGCAAACGAAGCAAGCGGACACAGGACATAGAAAACTATCAGGGGAGAGACCGGGCTTTCATTCTTCGTTTTATCAATCAGGGTACAATGAAGCGAACTGCATTTACCAGAACTAAGAGTAAAAACGGTAAAACCGCCAATAGAGGCGCTTTATCAGGAAAGGGATTTTTTAACGTGGCGGATGGTGCAATGAAGCAGGCTGCTGATACTTTGGGAAAGAGGGTTGAGAAGTTGATTGTTGAGGCTGGCTACGGAAAGTAACCTAAAACACATGAATGAAGGTAATATAAAGAAGTCGCGATTATGAGTTTATTAATAGGGATACATATAAAAGAAATGCTTTTGAAAGATGAAGGTATTTCTGAAAAGGTTGGCAATAGAGTATATCCGCTGGTTATTCCGGTGGGTGCTCCTAAATACCCGTTTATTGTTTTCCGCAACGATGGTACTGCCCCCGACTATACTAAGGATGGGAACAGCGAGGACAGTGTAGGGGTAAGCGTGGAAGTTGTTGCTAAGGAATACGGGGAAGCCGTCGAAATAGGGAATAGCATCCGCTATGCTCTTGAAGAAAAACGCCGGCGATATGAACAGTTCGAAGTCAGGGATTGTGCTTTGACCGGAACGGCCGAGGAGTGGCTAGACGATATAGACGCTTACGGTATTATATTAAACTTTGAAATGAAAACAGTTGATTTTTAATTTAAAATTTTATGAATTATGGGAAAAGCTAAAAGTTTGAACGGGAAAGACCTTATGTTATGGATTTCCGAAAAGGTTATCGCGTTGTCAACGAGTTGCAAGATAAATCTTGCTGCCACTACTGTAGACAGTGCAACAAAGGATGATGGTTTCTGGGATGCGCAGGAAGTCGGTAATATGAATTGGTCTGCAACGAATGAGAGCGTAGACAGTGCGGATAAAGACCGTACCAACGACTACGTTTACGATGAGCTGTTTAAATTGTTCGTAGCCGGCAAGCCTATTGATGTAACAGTGGGTCTTCCGTCCAACAAGAGTGATGAAGGATTGCCGGAAAATGGATGGACGAAGCCGGCAGCCGGAACCTATTATCAGGGCAAGGCTATTATTACGGCTCTTGATAGAGATGCCACCAAAGGAAGCAATGGTACTGTATCGGTTTCATTGTCCGGTTATGGAGCGTTGAAACAAGTAGCGGCAGGAGGATAAAGTATGAAAGTAAAGATAAAAGGGGTGGAATATGAATTTTCCTTTGATAGCGTATGGGGCCCTATATACACTTATGAGGAATTGACAGGAAGCAAATTGCCTTTTGATGCAAATCGTATGCTGTGTCTTCATATCCTATACTATTGCATTCTTTTGCGTGCTAATCCGGGGATAACACTAACGCTTGAAGAGTTTTTCGAGGCGTTAAATGATATATCCCTTGTTGGCAAGATGGCTGACTATTACGCCAAGCGTATGCAGGTTTTAACTGGTAGCGAAGACGGTAAGGAAAGCTCAAATATCTGTGATTCTGATAAAAAAAAAGACTAAGCGCACGCGAAGTATATAGGTTAATAGTCGGGGAGGGTGGATGCTCTCCCGACTATTTTTTATCAAAAATGGGGGTTAATGAAGCAAGGGATTATATAGAGGGCATGAACAGACGTTACCGGCAGGATTGGGAGCGCACCCGCTTGGAATCATCAGTGCTGTACAAAGTGATGTCCGGAAAAGACCTTGAACTGGAGTTCCCATGGGAAACAGAGGATGAAGATAAAGAGGAAACGAAACCAGAAGATTTGGAACGTCTTCGGGAAAAAGCTCGAATAATGGAAAGGATTATAAACGGAAATAAATAGTCATTATGGCAAGAAATATACGTTGGATGATACCCTTCAATACTTTGGACGAAAAAAACGCGGTTATCAACATTTATAAGGAAGGTAATTTTAATGAAGTAATCACGCTGGAACCTGCATATAATACTTTTGAAACACAGGAATCCACCGATGAAGAACTGATGAATCCAATCCGTACCCATACGGGGTATATACGTATAATCGACAATGGAGACATAAGCGGGTTAATGCCTTCCGATAATCGCCAGCATTATGTTGAATTTCTGATTGAAGGTGATTTGAAATGGTGTGGATACATGCAGGCTGATACATTTAGCGAGGATTGGGATATAACGCCTTTGGAAGTGGAATTTCCCGTTATTTCCGGCATTGGTGTATTGGATAGCATTCCGATGGACCAGAATAGAGAAATGGACTTGACCTCTTTATGTAATTTATTGCTGGAGTGTATCGATGCAACGGGGGTGGATTATAATTATATCTATATACCGAAAGAGGTTAAAGAATCGGCTGCCAGTGAATTTTACCTGCTTCCTTTGGATCTGCGTATATCCCGATTTAATTTTTTCAAGGTAAATAACAGTGTAAATACAGATGATCCGGATTGGGAGAGATACGATGCTGATACTTATAGTGATTTGCTTGAAGAGTTATGTAAATTTTGGGGATGGACCATACATGAGAGGGGACGCGATTTGTATCTGGTATCAACAAGGGATGTCGACTATATGAAAATCCCAATAGGGGAGCTGCGGCAAAAGCTGAATAGTCTTTCATCTGTTTCTTATGAAAATGTTTCGACTTCTTGGATGGCGGTTTCTGACATGAAATTAGCCGGAAATAGCCATAAAAAGGATATTTTGCAAGGGTATAATAAAATTAAGATTTCGGCAAAAGTATCTAAAGTAGAAAATGTAATCCCCAATATAGACAGTGAGAAGATGAAATATATTGGAAGATGGGTGGATGAACGAAAGATTGAGGGAGATATTTATAGACAGACATACAAGCTGTATAAGCAACAGGTAGATTTAGAAATGTTTGAATCTTATCTATACGATTATAACATAAACACTGGATCATATACGGGAATATCTCAAAATGCAACAATTGAAGAGAAATTTAATGCGTATGGAGCCATTTATACGAAAATGGACAAAACGAAAGTAAATGAGTGGAATAAAAAAAGAAATTACAATTGGGATGACATTATACGAATGAATTTAGCGTTTGTATATTCATACAAGGACAGGCCAGATTCGTTCAGGAAGATATTTCCAACAGAATTACAATCTAACGAAATGCCGATATTGCGATTAAGGAGCAAGGAGAGCGTTTTTTATAAAAATGGAGCATTCGTAATAAGCGGAACTACTGAAGGAGAAGATTATGAAATGATTTTATATCCGGATGGTTCTATGATTTTAGACATTGTAACACGTGCGACAAATGGAGCTTGTATAATTCCTGTAGTTTTAAAAATTGGCAATAAATACTGGAATGGTAAATCATGGCAATCTACATGGGCTAAATTCGATGTTCGATGCGGTGATAATGATAGTAACGGGACAGGAGGCTCAGGGCAAATCGTGACAACGAAAACACTTGATATGCCGTATAATGGAGCTAATGGATATGTTATTCCAATCAAAGAAGAGCTTTCAGGAATAGTGGAAATGACGTTCTTGTATCCATATAAAGATGATAGAGCAGGACGAATATTCATAAGCGGGTTAAAAGTTGAATATTATAAGGAAGATGATGTATATGAAGAAAGAGAAGATAGCGACGAAAACGAATACAGCTCCAAATCAGGTATTGAATTCAGTAAGGATTTATCTGTGGAATTGAAATTGGCTACAAATAATAATAATCCGGCCGCATACAGTATTCTATTTAACAGTCCGTGGGCTGCCTCTGGAAGTTCCGCTGAAAGCTTATATTTCGTGGGAGAAGGAATGAAGCGACCGGAAGAGTATTTATTGAGTAACCTAAAACGCATTTACGGACGTATTACAGAGAAGCTAACATTGCAAATGGAGAGGGAAGATTCTGTTACTCCTTTGATGAGGCTAACCCGTTCCGGAAAACGATATATACTGTTGAGTGAAAATGTTAATTGGTCTGATGGGACGGTAGAGTATATTATAGAGGATTTACCATAAATCAAAGTATATGCCTAAGTTAAGAGGAAATGATTTAATCGTATTTTTTGAGCAGGGCGGAGAATGGAAAACTCTGGCCTATGCTACTACATGCGAAATTGACATACAGGCTGAAACTATAGAGATAGGAAGCCCTGATACGGGGCGGTGGGTGAAGAAGAAAAAACGCCGTATCAGTTGGGGCGTAAATAGCGGACATCTCATGAGTGATGTAAAACAGGAAATTAATCTTTACAACTATCTGTTGAGTGACAACCCAGTGAAGATAAGTGTTGCTTCTGTGGAAAATCACACTGAACGAATTTATCCGGATGATTATACCCCCGATGGAAGATATTCTTTAATTGGAGAAGCCCTGGTTACAAGAATGACAATAACGGGTAATCGTGGTGATTTTTGTACGCTATCCATGTCGCTTGCCGGCATTGGAGAATTACTGCAAAAGAGCGCCGATTGGATACTGGCGGGTGGCACCTGGAATATGGAAGGCGTGTGGATTGATTGGGAAAAATGGATTTTTTAAATGAAATAATATGGCACAAATAGAGAAAATAACGGAAGGGATGCGAGGACGGGAAGTATCTGAATTATTGGATAGGAACTTTAAATCGTTGAATTCTGACATAAGAGATTTGGAGAAAGCATCTAATGGTAATGTAGAGAAATTGCAAGAGCAGTTAAATAAAAGGGGATATGTTGTTATGAAGTATACAAACAGCACTTCCGACACTCGTTTGGCTGTGCCGATGGAATTACGCAAACCAGGGCTCACAATTACGTATAATCCGGGTACTGGCTGGATACAGGAACAGTTTATAGGCATAGATGTAGATGATATCAACTGGAAAGTAGATGGATATTGGAAGTCAATTGGTGGTAACGGTTCCGGTTTTTGGGTTGAAAGCGATACGGGATTCACCGATAAGGCATCCGCTCATAACGCCATTAAAGAAAATGAACGGCTTGCTGGTATGTATATTTCCTATAGACTTAACGGAACATGGACCACAGAGCAATATGTAGGTATAGATACTTCTAAAGACAATTGGGAGAATCCGGATAATTGGAATATCCTCACTTACAATGAACAGATTGCAGAAATAGCTAAACAGGCGCAGGAATCGGGAGTGCAGGCACAAGCGGGTGCAGAAAAGGCCAATCAAGCAGCTGTGAATGCACAAACAGCGGCAGAAAAGGCCAATCAAGCAGCGGATACCATTGCGGACAGGGTTTTTAGTACCGATGTGAGAATTATAAAGGCTATGACAGAAGAAGAATACATAGCCTTAGGAGAGAAAGATAAAAATACGTTGTACATTATAATTGACTGATATATGGGGGAGATGAGATTAGGAGCTGGAGAAATATGTAAGGTATATTTGGGAGATAAGCTTATATATGGTGGAGAAGAGAAAAAAGAATATGTTATTTGCGCAATAGACTATTACGATTCAAGTAATAAGTATCTAGGAATAATAGATGATACTAATAATTTGGTAGCCATCTATAATTATAGATATGCTATTGATACTGAACATACTATTCTATTTTACGATAAGTTCAGTAATATTCTTTATGGTATTGAAAATAACACCAAAATTGCAAATATTAGTTTTGATAAAGTTATATACCAAAAAAGTGGAGTGCAGCCCCAAAATATTATCTGCTTTTATGATAAGATTATAATTGGGGAACATAACAGTGACACTGGAAGAGGTTATATTAAGAAAATAGATAGTATCAATGAAAATAATGAATATTTGATACATGACGACCAAGGAGCGAATGAATTTACACAAGGATTTGTTTTTAAAAATAAAATCTTTATAAATAATAATAGTGTAGGATTTTTTTCTTATGATAAATACACTAATGCTCGAACTGAATATGATGTTTGGTATGCAGAAATAACCGATCCTATTTTCGTAAATGATGATTGTTATGTACTTGCACCTCAGGAAGACAACCTTATCAAAATAGATAAAGATTTTAATGTATCTGATATTGCTATGAAGTATGATAATGATATTTATCTTTCATATACAGCAACACATCTTTCTTATATTGATAAGAAATTTATAATCTATGCCAACAATGAATATATTATATCTACAGATTCTATTAATTGGAAAAGGTATAATATTACTGGAAATAATGTACCAGCTTCCAATATATCCATTAAATATAGAAATGTAAATAATAAAGTCTTTGCGTATTATCTTCAAGATGGAAATGTATACACAGCTTTTAGCTCAGATGGTGTAACGTTTGATTTTGAGAATAAAACATATGTTCTTCCGAATAATCTTGGGACTACAAAAATGTATGTACAAGCATTGGGTGAAGATTGTATGACAGTTGTAAACGATAATTTTTTAAAAGCGGTAATATGAAAACAATCTACTACAACAACAAGTTAGCCAAACTGATACTCTTTGGCAGCTACACAACAATTATGTTCTTCGGCTTCATCCTTACGAAGCTGAAAGAGTTGTCCGAAACAATCATACGCCATGAACGGACACATCAGAAACAGTTCTTCGAGTGTATGGAGATAGCGGCTATCCCATCCGTATTGCTGGCGTTCAATGTCAGTGCATGGTGGCTGTTACTTATCCCGCTATTCTACTACATTATTTATTTGGCAGAATGGTTTGTAAGCTTCGCGTACCACCTGTTCACAGACGATAAGATTGGGGACGGAGAGGTCAATAAAAACGCTTACCGTGCGAGCGCATTTGAGATGGAAGCCAAACTTAACCAGGATAACCCGAACTATCTGAAAGAGCGAAAGTGGGGTGCATGGTTCAGATACTACGGTAAGATATGAAAATCCCGTCCTACTCTCACGAGCAAAACGGAATGACAGTAGTTAGCTTATTGATAAGAGACGCAAAGATAACAATAATTGACAAATAACGATAAGATGAGTACAGAAGTTGTAAACGCAGCCCTTCAAACAAGTAAGGGGATTAGTGATTTCGGAATGATGGCTATAACCGCAGGTTTTTTCCTTGTGTTATCAGCCTTGTTGATGGTGGCGTGTTTCCGTTGGTTTATGAATATGGTAAACCAGCTTATGACATCACAGAAAGAGATAAACCAAGACTATAAGGACACCATGAGGCAGCTATTGGAAGAAACCCGTGCGCAGAACGAGCGGTTGAACGTGCTATCGGAAAGTCTCATGCCCGAAACGCAGCTGCGTATAAAAACGCTAAGCAATGTATTCTTCGACCTTTCCGTTGAGAAGGTGTGCCGTATTATCAAGAAAGTGCGTGAAGAAAACCATATATCAGACAAGGAAGCTACTGCAAGAAAGATACGTACATTGCTTACAAACATACACGAGGACAGAAATTCAAAACTTGACTGCTTTTCGTATCGTGGGAACAGGCTTTCCGAATACACGGAAAGGAAATGGATAGAACAGGTTGCCAAAGCCGTTGAAGCGGAGATTTACAATGAAAACGGAGCGAACAACGGGAGGGCATACACGAATGTAGAGTCGGTCTATGCGAATATAAGATTAGAATTTTATCACAATTTGAATGAAAGATAAGGAGTAACAAAATGAAAAAGAAACTGATTATCGCAGCGATTGTTATCGCTATCATCGTGGGAGTTATGCTTTACATGCACTACACCCCGTTTTGGGTGAACTTGACTACTGTTGTATCATTCGGTGTCGGTGTTGTTGCCGGATGGGTGGCTCGTTTAGTTTATGACAAATATTTCAAGGAGGACGTGCAGAATGAAAATATTGATTGACAACGGACACGGAAGTAACACTCCGGGCAAGTGTTCACCGGACGGAAGATTGAAAGAGTATGCGTATGCCCGTGAGATTGCCATACGATTGGAAGCGGAGCTGCGAAAGAAAGGCATTGACGCAGAACGTATCGTCAAAGAGGAAATAGACGTTCCTCTATCGGAGCGTTGCCGTAGGGCAAACGAATACAAGGCAAGTGACACAATCCTCGTGTCTATCCACTGTAATGCAGCGGGAAGCGGCTCTGAATGGATGCAGGCGCGTGGTTGGGAAGCGTGGACTTCGGCAGGTCAGACGAAAGCCGATAAATTAGCTGATAGCTTATATGCGGCAGCCGGACGACTTTTGCCGGACATGAAGATACGCAAGGATATGTCAGACGGTGATGCTGATAAGGAAAGCGGGTTCTATATCTTGAAGCACACGAAGTGTCCGGCAGTCCTTACAGAGAACCTATTCCAGGACAATAAGGAAGATGTTGATTTTCTGTTGTCGGAAGAGGGCAAACGGGCAATAGTAGACTTGCATGTGCAGGGAATTGTGAACTATTTGAATAACTCTAAAAATAAACATTATGGCATCAGTTGATTTAAATTTCACAAAGGAAGACAGGGTATACGTTGCTGACATTGTATCTCCGGGAAAATGTATCGTTCAAATAGAACGTAAAAAATCAGGGTGGACTACTGTATTTTCAAAGATTGATGATCTGGATTTTTCCGAAGTTGCAAAATTTCCAGACGGTCCCGATAAGAAGAGTGTGATATTCGAACTTGATATTCCTAAAGGAATGCCGGTGCGCATACAGAGTAACAAGGAAGTTGAGATTGCAAAATATGTAACAGAGGGATAGCCTATGAAACCAATCACTACCCCTCACATCAGCATTCCTATAATCGGCATTCCCGTAATCAGCATACTTACCATAGGTTTTCCCGGTGCTGGCGGAAATAAGCCGCATCCATTTCCTGACGAAGGGTATTTATTATTAGCCAATGACGCTCCATTGTTGCTGACCGATGAAGAGCCGATATTGCTTACAAGTAAAAATAAATAGTAGTATGGAAGAGAAAATAGAAAAAGGACAACAAATTGGACAACTCCCCAAAAGAGACGTTTTGACGGGTAATGAGCAGTTTCCATTTCAAGAAGACAGAGAAAACGGTTCTATCACCCCTAACGCCCTAAAGAGTTTCATTAGTTCTGGAAAAGGTGGATATATGAGCTATATAACCGAGTATAATGTTTCTATTCATCATCCTTCATCCGGGATTGATGGCAGTAATAGATATACATTAGAAGATGCTATTGTTCAAGTTCCGGAAACTATAAGAATAGCCGGGCTAAAGGTGTCATTCTTGAACAATAGCGGACTTGTGGAGACGTGGGAATTTGCAGGTGAAGCATTTGAAAATATCGAGAACTGGAAATCAAATGAAGATAAATTGACTGACATTAGAGATGAAGCAATCAGTAAAATAAAGGAAGTTGAAAGCGATGCTATTTCAAATTTCAGTTCCCAGCGTGTTATCCCTGATATGCTGTCCGAATCAACCAAGCAGTTTATTAATGCAAGTGGCGGCGGTACAATAAATAATCTTGCGGACGACGAGGACCTTGTGTCTGTAGACAAAGGGGAAAGTTTAAGTGTTTTAAAATTTGCCGACCGTGCTTATAATCCTGACAGATTCAGCGGCAAGGGGTATAAAATATTGCGTAGGAATATTATAGACGGTAAAAATATACTTACGCAGGAAATGATAAATCAGCCTGATACTATATATGAAATCAGGTATGATTTTGATTTGGATGGCGCAGAAATAAGCATTCCTAAAGGGTGTATTCTAAAATTTAATGGGGGTCGTTTTTTAAATGCGTTGAATATCAAAGGGGATGTAGAAAACAAATACTTAATGCCGGAATGGTTTGGCGCGTCCAACGACGGTAAAACAGACAGCTCTGATGCATTTAATGCAATCGTGCGGATATGTCGCAGTATAAGATGTTCCAATAAGAAGACTTATCTGTTTACCAAAGACATAGATGCAAAGATTTTGAATGAATTGTCGATTGACATGAATATGTCTTCTTTCATAGATTTCCATATTGTCATAAACATGAATGATGGAATAAATGATTGGAGATCGGCATACTCTTCTATCGGGCTTTCAATCAAAGAAGGATTTATCATGTCTAAAGGCAGCGATACGAAATACCGTAATTGGCAAATTCCTGTCATAATCAGTGGGGTTCCTGTACATTTGGATAATATGAATATAAGGCGGGTTCCTTATATACTGGCATTGGCTGATAGATATATTGATGTCATGCGTTGGCATAATGTCATTTATTATTCATGGGAGGACACCTATTCAGATGTAACATACCGGCTTGATGCTATAAATGTGGTGTTAAGGGATGGTACTATATCCAAAATGAATGAGGGACAAGAGTTAGCGGGAGATGCTTGGATATTTAATTCGGTAAATGAATTCAGAGGGTATAACGAAAAAAGGACTTTTGATTATAAGTTAGGTACATTCAGAGGAGGACTGTATACTAACTTCATTAATTGCATACAAAGCAATATAACATTAACTCAAAAAATCAAAGCTAATTTTACCGGCTGTCACTGGGAAATCAGCGGAGTTACAATTGAAGGTAGTGGAGGTCTCATTCAAGCCAACTTTATAGGCTGCTATTTTTATATGAATAGCAGGATATTAAGTGAAAATCAAGGCGTAACATATATTGGTTGTTATTTTAGAGGGCTATGGGATAAAGCCGGAGATATGACAATGCCTGAGTTTTTGAATAATACTGATATTGTGGATATGAATTGCGTGTTTCTCAACTGTAGAATAGGAGGAACATTGGTTGATACAAATTGGTATAAAGCCTGTTATTATAATTATAATAGAACGACTACATTAGGAATGCGTCAGTATGTTATGGACGCTTTTAACAAAGGAAATATTGAATTAAGGAATACCGGTAATATTATTAATAATAGGGAAAATGGAAGTTATAAATATACAATATATCTGTTGTGTGGAGAAAATATACCTATTGCCAAACGTGTTCTTAATATAGATATTACCGATAGTGATAAAGAGAAAACGCCATATTTCTATATAAACCCAGGTAAGAACTATGGGTTTGAGGTATACAGAGAGTCACCTAACGGGAAAAAAGAAGTTGTTGTTGGATTCAGTTCGGTTAATGACGTTGAAACCTTATCGTTTCAGGATTTTTCAGACTGTGCGCTAATCGGTGAACATGATTCCACCTGGTCAAGTATGAAGACATCGGTATTGCTGTGGAAACCTGTAAAGGACGATATACCGGACAAAACTTTATACCCGCATTTCTTTTACAATCAGGGAGTCTTGGTCTCAACGAGTGGGAATTTAAAAAGTCCGCTTACTGATTTTCTCGCAATTCCATATTTAAATGTAGGAGTTACTTCACAACGTCCTGGCAATGCAGATAATGGTTTTCAATTTTTTGATGTGACCCTGCGTAAACCTATATGGTGGAACGGTTCTTCATGGGTAGATGCCAATGGAGCTACGGTATAGTGTTTTATTAATTGTTTAATTATTTATGGTATGAAAAATAACATCTTAGGTGCGGTGGTCTATCTATCCACCGCCATAGTATTCGGTGGCAGCACTGCATTGCTGATGCTCTTTATCAAGGAGAACAGCGACCGTTGCCACTACTATAACGGCAAATGGGACAAAATAGACTTACTGTGTGGAGTTGCCGCAATATGTGCAGGTATGGTTGTAAATCATTATTTGTTGAGGTCATGAAAAAACTACCCTGGCTATTAGTTGTATTGCTGGCCATCGCTTGTGTGGCGGCGTGGTTCCGCCCGCTCGAGCCTTTGCCGGCAGAAATACGTACCGAGACGAAGATACAGACGGTTGTCAAACTTGACACGGTTCTTATCTCCTCACCGCTAGCGGTCTTTTGGCAGATATTGCCGAATGACACAGTACGTATAGGCGATACCCTGCTCTACCGCAAACGGGTTGTGTATGAAGATAGCTTGTATCATGCGGTGGTGAGCGGGTATGTAGACCCGCGGCTGGATAGTATGCAGGTCTTTCCTAAGACGGTTTATCAGACGGTAACGAATGACATCTATCATCCGGTTCCCATCAAACCGAAGAAGAAGCGTTGGGGATTAGGGTTGCAGGTCGGGTATGGGTATCCAGGCGGATTTTATGTTGGTGGTGGGGTGAGTTATGATTTGTGGCAGTGGTAATTTTAGCAATATCATAGAGGTGAACTTATTGGATTAAGCAACAATAATTCATCAAAATCCCACAAAATACACATTCTTATAAAAATTATATATAGAAAATACACATTTGCGAGAAAATTATATATTAATCTATTTGTATGGTAAAAAAGAAATTAACGATGTAGAAGTTGGCTTGTAGCTGACACTCTTTCGGGGCTTAGAGTAAAAAGAAAGCCCCATTTCCCTTCACTGTCTGCAAACTTCAAGGGAATAACAACACGGCAGTATTGTTTTGGGGCTTTGTCCTTATTAACAACGCTTCCGTGTTTTTGTTTTCGGGAGTTCAATGTTTAAAGCGGAAATATGGAAATGAAATATTTATATCAGTCTGTAGTCGCTTCTGTATGTAAACATACGGGAGTAGACGTGAATATGTTGTTTAAGAGTAATCGTGAAGAATGCGTGGATGCACGTGCAATCCTTATAAACATTCTCACATATAAGGGAATCACAGAGCGTGAGATAGCGGCTCTTACCGGACTAACCCAACAATGCGTAAATAAGCTGAAGAATAACTTTTCATTTCGTCTCCGTAAATGGAGTGTTACAACAAATTTACAATCAATCAACAATGAACTAACAACGGAATAATTTATATACAACGTTCTTATGGCGTCCTTTGCTTCACCGGTTAATATTGACCGGCATTCCTTAATTTATTGATTTATGGAAGCAGAAGTAAAACAAGTTATTAAAGAAAAGGAGTATGTCCACAACGACGAAAAGAAGGAATATGCTTCAAAAGGTCTGGCCGGAACCGCCCTCGGTTTTGGTATTGGTGGAGCAGTATTAGGTGCTGCCGCTCTTTGGGGTCGTCGTGGCGGCATTGGTGGCGGCATGCCTGAAAACGTAAACATCAACACTGTAAGCGATACCATTGCAGGACGTACTGGCGCAGCCCCCACAGCCTTTCAGGCATGGGAAAAAGGTTGTGAGGCTGAAATAGCCTTGACCAATACCATTTGGGGACTGAAGGTGAATACGCAAAACCAGATGTACGCTCACCGCGATACAGATGTGGCTGAAAAATTCGCCCTCTATAAATCCCAAGTGGAAGGCGATTTCGGAAACTACAAGGTTTCCCGCGACCTTTACGACAACATGAACGACAAGCTGAATACAGCTGCATTCGGACTGTACAAAGGACAGAGAGACTTGTACGACACGTTAAATGAACGTTATGCACAGAAATTCTGTGACCTTGACAAGAAGGTATACGGAATGGAAATTGCGAACCTCTACCAGAACAAGATTATCCAAATGGGACTTGAAGGTGTTCTGAAGGAGTCAATGTGTTACACAGACCGTAAGACTTGCCGTGCAATTTACGGCGTTGTAGGATTGCCTTCCACTCCGACAACAAATGTGTTAGAGGGTGCGAACCCTTTCGGATGCAACTGCCAAAGAACAGCGGCGGCAACTCCGACAGTGTAAAAAGCGTAAAGAGGCGCAAAAGAAAACGTTAGTGGTAAAGCCCCTTCGGGGGCGATACCGCTTTCATTATTAACCACTAACTAAAGAATATGGCAATGTTTGAGAATGATCCGTTATTAGGAAGCCGTCCCAGTATAGAGCAACTGGCTCATGAGAACGAAATGATACAGCAGAAGCTACAGACGCTTCAACAGATGCCCACTACACCGACCGCCCAACGGACTAACACTCCGATATGGGACGAAATAGACCGTATAACCTCATCCCTTAGCGACCAAGAGCATAACTTTCTGCAATCATCACAAGAATTCCAGGAAAACTCTATGGCTATACAGGAGATGGTAAATGTAGAATTAGTTCGGCTGGTCCGTGACCGTATAGAAAAATCTCCGGAAGGAAGTGAGATACTTAACCGTCAGTTGTCCTTTGTGAAGCGTGCGGTAAAAACGGCTAAAGAAGAAACGGCCCGTAGAGATGCCTTGTTAAATGAATACATGACACAATACAGCGATATGACTTTCAAGGAGTTTATGGAAATGAAATCCGGTAAGCAACCCACGCAGAAACCGATTAAAAAATAAAGGATATGGAAGCGAAAAGTAAATTGGTTGATTTAAAGAATAAAGCTATTGATTCGTTGGAGATATGGATTAATGAGCGTATAGACGATTTAGCTGCCCAGAATCCGCAAATGAAAATAGCATCCATCTACATGAAGCGTGGTGCAAAGAATTATCTAGCAAAGGAACGCGAAAAAATAGAGGGTGTAATTGATAATGCCGCTTTGTTTATCTGTGATGAGAATGGAAATGTTGATGCTGACCTGTTATTTGACGATATGATGTCTATGTTCCGGGAAATGGATGAATTGCCTTTCGGAAAGGGTATTATTCATGGAACAATTGGAAAGGGTGTTATTCGCTTCCAACTGCCGGACAATCCGGTGGTAAATCTGTTGTTCGGAAATACCGGAGCCTTTAAAATAACTGAAAGTGATTTTGTGGAATTAAAAAATTTGTTTTTGGTATGATTGATTATAAAAACATGGTACTGTCCGCCCAAGATGCAGGCATATCAACGGAAAAGATAATGGTGAAGAGTATAGACAGCCTTAATGAGATGCTGTGTAAACTAAAAGAGACTCACCCCGATGCGTATTGGAAGTTTCTCCGGGAGCAGCAAAGCATAATATATAATAACCATTATGAGCGTGCTTTCGCCGAATACGATGTAGAGTGTCTCCGTTATACTAACCGGGAAGGTCAAAAATGCGAAGGTGCACATTGGACTATCGAACAGGTTGAGGCTGCTACAAAATCCATGAGTTTTCCTTCTGGAACAACCAAATGGGATAAGTATGTAGCTTTTAACGCATGGTATTCTGATTTGTGTAGAGAGCTCGACGAAACTACACTTATTAAAACCTGTCATTCTTTCTTTTTTGCCGATGAGGATGCACCAAGCGGAAAAATATTTCTTTATATGAAGGCCATGCGTACATGA